GTTCAAGTTGGTCAAAAAGTCTGGCTTGACTTCACTTCCTATAGCTCTGGCACTACTCCAATTGACCAGGCTGTTACGGTAACGGCTGTCACGCCAACAACTTTCACGGGCACCATTCCTAGCATTTCTGGCCCTATTACGGGTAACGTCAGCTGCCGTCTCCCCTTGGACTTTTGTTTCTACCTGGTAAATACCGGAACGATCACCAATACCAACCAATTTTTCCCCCTGTTTGTTTCCAGTATTCCGGCTGTTTACGAAAACCAAACTTACAGTTTGACCCTCAATAATGTTTTGCCCTTGATCAACCATCCCGTCGTTCAAGCTGGCGCCAACTTTACTAGTACCAACAGTACGACATCCCCTAAAACTCGTGGTTTGATCCTCCAGCGGGGGCAGGCTCTGTATGTTGCCGCAAGTGGGGCAACGTCTCTGACCAACGGTTTTTACATCGGCGTTCAAGCCGGATTCTATTGATGTAGTCATGCCATTCGCCGCTGGTGGATTTGATCCCCCGTCGAAAAAAACTTTTAGTGGCAAGACATTTGGTAATTTTGAGGATCCAAATCAGTTTCGAGCTGTAGAAGATTACGCAAAAGAAACACAGAAATTTAATTTTTTACCGCAAAATAAAGATTTAAAGAGTCGTGTTCGTTTCTACGATTACGATTCCTTGTGGACGCGTTGGCGTCGCGGATATGAGCTGTATACCATCACTCAGAGTGTTCTGGGGTCCTTCGCGAACGAACGACGCCGACGGGGCGATTTCCGCATGTACTGCGCTTTCCAGCAGTTCCCAGGCGTGTTTATCCCTGGCCGTGTTTTCACGTTCCCAACAACAGATAAAGAGATCAATGAGCAGGTTGTTGGGATGCGGGATGCAAATGCTTTTAATTTTTACAATTTCGGCTTACCTATTCTTGCTGTTCGCTATTTAGCAGATCCAGTTACAGCAACATATTCTCAATCCGGTACTACTTTGACAGTTTCGTCCCCGGATCACAATTTGTTGATTGGTGAAAGTGTTTATTTAGATGTACTCACCGGAGCAAGTGTTGATGCAACTCTAACCGTTGTCTCTACAACTCAGAATACTTTTACGGTAACAGCGGGTAGTCCCCTTACGACAAGTGGTAATTTGCTTTACTATTTGACCACATCTTTTTCTGACCCACGTTGGACAACGTCTCGTGTTCGGCTGCGTTCTATTCCTGTACCAGTCAGGTTTTTTGCTGGTGAGCGTTTAATTGATCGTGTGGTCGAGAAAGATCCTGGAATCTTCTCTACGTATACCAGGACGGGCTCTCTCGTAACAATTAATTGCACATCCCCCCACGGTTTATCCACTGGAAATCGAATATTTATTGCCGTTACCAGTGGGCTAGTCTCATCTGGTCAATACGATGTGACAGTTACTAGTCCTACGCAGTTAAGAATTACTACTATTGACAGCGGTGTTACAAGCGGCAATTTAATTCTTAGCCGGTTAATCCCTGGATTCCGGTATGACGATTATGTAGGATATACCGTTACTGGCGTTGATGTTACAACCAATGAGATTATTTTCCAAAAAGAAGATAGCTACGGAAGTATTCTTGTTGACAATAAATACGTAACAACAGTTCCGGCTCAACGCGGATTCATTGTTGGCCGCTTTTTGACCACGGAACTACGGTGGCAGTGTTCCTGCCAAGATTTTATGCGCCGCGAGGGCTTTAACTTATACAAAGATAAAACCAGCCAAAGGTTTCCGGTTACCACTATCTCATCCACAAAGCCTGGACAGACTCAAAATGACGACAATACTTTAAGTAATGAGAGAGATATTCCCGGTAGCTTTGCTGATCTTGGTTACTCTGTAATCAATAACTTTTACGGGCTTCCTGATTATCAGGACACCAGTGAGTATTCATATCCAAATCTCTATTATTATCAAATCCGCTGGTGTAAACACATTTATGCGTCAATGTTTTCTGTTGTTCATGATGAAGGAAATGAACCAATTGCCATTGCCGCCACATATACACAGTCGGGTCCAAATATTACAATCACCGCACCAGATCACGGGTTGATTGCAAACACTAAAATTCAGCTAGATTTCACTAGTGGAAATGCTTTGTCGGGTCGCTATACGATTACAAGCGTACCGGATAAAAATACGTTTGTTGTTGTTTATCCTTTTAGCGAAGTTACCGGCGGCTATGTAACGGTCAGTAATTTAAGAGAGCATGATTTTGTCAGCTCTTGGATTTTAGAGCCGAGTGATAAACCAATTGGCAATGGGCTCGATGTTTTTTATCGTAATTTTGAAAAAGAGAATGAGAGGCTAAGGCAGGCAGCCGAACGACTTGCAATGATGCAGCAGGGTATGCCCTGGGTTGGGGGTACTTCAATTACTGGATCGCGAAACCAACCAGAACAAGTTGCAAATTACAACACAGAATTAGTCACCATGATGATGACCGATAGCATCCGTCGTGGTATTGACGGTGAATTGGACCGTAGTGGTACTGAAGTCAATACAGCGAACCGGATGCTCACGATGATGAGCAAATTATTTAATATCCAACCAACTTTGATTCAGGATACAAAGCTGGGGATGTTGGATGAGCCCTTGGTGAACTATGTACCCGATTTTGAATTTGGTTTGATTATTGGAGGCACCTATCTAAACGGTGTTCCCGTCGAACCCGCTTCGCAGACGAGTCTGATAGACTGTGAAACATATTCGCCTTTAACCGCCCAGGATACTGTTGTTGATGGCGGTTTGTATATTAATTCATAGCGATGGCTGTTCAGATCTTGTCTCGTAGGTCGTCGGTCCTTTACGACAGACCATTTCCGATTCGATTGGGTGTAGCCGAGTTAGCCGTTAATAATAATCCCGGCGATCCTGGATTGTATTTTGCTGACAATACAGCGACCCCCTCTACTGGTTTAATCAAGGTTGGTCCAACATTTATCGGCGCCACATCACCGAACACCCCAGCGGCTGGTTTTACCTTATTTAGTAAAGGAGAGTCCTGGCTCGATACATCAAGCACCTATATCTTCAAACTGTATGACGGTACTACGTGGAGAACGCCGAAAGCAGTAGTCTCTAATAGCAACGGAAAGCCGGTCAACCCAACCGATGGGCAACTTCACTACGACCAGCTAATCCCCGGATTGTTTATGTATAACGCGGCTACTGCTGCTTGGATTGCTATTTAATTAGTGAGGATGGTTAAGGATATGGTCCAGGATCCGATCTAATTTTATATGTACCGCCTGGACCTCTCTAAGAAAGTCCTCTTTCAGTACATAATCACGGATCACCCGGTCTTGGAAACTATCCAAGTTCCGTTCAATTATTTCAAATCGACGTTCAATACGGCGATTAAAATTGCTTAAAGCCCTGGACAGACCAGCAAAAGCGCCGATACTACCAGATAGGACAGCCGCGATTAATTCTGGCGACACTTTTACTGTATATTTTTTCTTTATTCTAAAGTAATTACCAACTTAGAATGTGTTTACGAAGGTAGAAGTCGATGTCAACCGGATACGAACCGAATATAGAGGGCGCAATTGCCGTTTTGGTTGATTTAATGACGGCCAATGAGTTTACGATGACTCGCCGACCGTATGAACCAAATTATCGTGGTTTGGTTGATGCAATTATTGATCTCAAGGACGGCTTTCCTGTTTTTGCACCTTCCCGTGTTGGTTTTAATGCGCTTACATTTGAACCAGTGACCGACGGAGCAGCTCTTTATATGCGCAGTAGTGATGGAAAAGTTGGTTTGGCACAAGCTGATGGTACAGCGGATGAAGCATTGGTTGTTGGCTTTGCTAATACTGCCGCAAATACTGGAGAAATTGTCAAGGTTTTGGTTGCAGGTGTTAAAACGATGCCATTTGTTGTTGACCCTGGAGATGTTTATTTTTTAAGTAGTACAGCAGGAGTAATTACAACGACAGCACCAGCCGTTGCGGGACAATATGTTACCCGTGTCGGAGAAGGTGCTACCGCAGCTGATTTTAGTATTCAATTAGAACCACCTATTCGGCTGTCTTAATGTCTGGGATTAGTAATTACGAGCCTTACGCTCCAAATAATCAGGGACTGACCGAGGCATTGATTGATCTAAAGTCAACAATGGCCGAAAAAATCCCATACTCAGTTGCTGGCTTTCAGGCTTTGGCATTTGAAAATATTAATCAGGGAGAGGCTCTTTACGCCCGCTCTAGTGACGGTAAAGTGGGGCGTGCAATTGCAAACGATACATTTGATAAGGCCAATGTCATCGGTTTTGCCCAAACAACAAAGCTCTCTGGAGAACTGGTTCGCGTTTCAATCGTCGGTGTTGCACCAAATTCTGGCCTGTCCCCAGGGGCTATTTATTATTTATCAGCGGTCAGCGCAGGTACAATCACCTCTACGCCACCATCGACTGCTGGTCACTATGTTACTCGCGTTGGCGAGGCCGCAAGTGCAGCAGAGTTAACTGTTCAGCTGGAACCACCCATCTTACTGGCGTGAACGGTACTGTTGGTAGGATGGGTATAACTAAAGGCGCAATCTTAGGATTCTAAGAGGAGTCAAGTAGAGCTAAAAATGGCAACTAGAAAAGCACTTTGTCTTGTTAGCGGTTTATTTGAGGAGGTCAATACTCCTACCGATAAGCTTGATTTTGCTGGTAACTCTACAACTGATTTAGCGGAAGGAACCCGTCTTTATTACACGGATGCTCGCGCTCGTGGTGCCATCTCCGTAAGCACAAGCGGTACAGGATATGGAGCACTTTCTTATAGTTCCGCTACGGGCGTCATTACGTTTTCTGTTGTTACCGACGCCAATATTCGTGGGGCACTCAGTGTCGCAGTTGGTTCGGGACTTACATATAACAGCAGCACCGGGGTTTTTGGCACCAGTGCCATCCCCAACTCCCAGCTGGCCAATAGTTCAGTTACGATTGGATCCACTTCTGTTTCTCTTGGAGGCACAGCAACCACCGTTGCAGGCCTTACGAGTCTCAGTTCTACAACACTGATTGCTGGAGGTGCTGCTGGAGCCGCAAACACCATCCAGTTGGATAGCACTGGCATTGTTTTTGAAGGCTCTGGAGTTGATGCTTTTGAAACAACTCTTACTGTTACCAACCCAACAGCTGATCGAACTATTACGTTTCCTGATGCCGCTGGTACCGTTGCTCTTCTGACTTCCCTCAGTGCTGCAAATACTGGCACTGGCTATGGTTCGCTTTCTTACAACAGTGCTACCGGAGCTTTTAGTTACGCTGTTGTTACAAATGCCAACATCAGAGGCGCATTAAGTGCCTCTACAACTGGTACGGGTTACGGATCTTTAACGTATAACAGTACCACCGGTAATTATGATTTTGCTGTTGTTACCGACGCCAATATTCGCGGCGCACTTAGTGTCGCAGTTGGTTCGGGATTAACTTACAACAGCACCACGGGTCAGTTCGGTACCAGCGCAATCCCCAACTCTCAATTAGCAAATAGCTCAATTACTGTTGGAAGCACTGCTATTGCACTTGGCAGCAGCTCGACGACACTCACTGGTTTGACATCGGTAACTTCCACTGGAATTACCACTAATGACAGCGGATTCCGGATTCGTAATACGACTGATATTACAAAGCAAATTGCTTTTAGTGCCTCAAGTATTACAGCTGCAACCACACGAACACTAACCGTACAGGATTTAGACGGAACAATTGCCTTAAGTGGTAATAAATTATCGTTTTTTGCGGCGACAACTTCAGCGGAATTGGCTGGGGTTATTAGCGATGAAACCGGTACTGGCTTGCTTGTTTTTAATAATTCACCTACATTTATCACCCCTACTTTAGGAACACCGGCGTCTGGAACATTAACAAACTGCACTGGATTGCCTGTCTCTACCGGTATTTCTGGTCTTGCTACAGGTATTGCAACATTTCTTGCAACGCCAACTAGCGCCAACTTGGCAGCCGCTGTAACCGATGAAACCGGTACTGGCTTGCTTGTTTTTAATAATTCACCTACATTTATCACCCCTGTTTTAGGAACACCGGCGTCTGGAACATTAACAAACTGCACTGGATTGCCTATCTCTACCGGCATTTCTGGCCTTGCTACAGGTATTGCAACATTTCTTGCAACGCCAACTAGCGCTAACTTAGCAGCCGCTGTAACCAATGAAACCGGTACCGGCTTGCTTGTTTTTGCAACGTCACCATCACTTACGACTCCATCTTTGGGTGTTGCTAGCGCGACATCAATTAATAAAGTTGCAATTACAGCACCAGCTACTAGTGCCACTTTAACCATTGCAGATGGTAAAACTCTTACTGTATCTAATACTTTAACTTTTTCAGGTACGGATGCATCGTCGGTTGCATTCGGAGCTGGTGGCACTGTTGCTTATTTAGGTGCTAACAATGCCTTTACCGGGGCAAATACATTTACAAATGCAACGGGACAAGTTTTTCGCCGGGCCGCAACACAGGATGGAATTGTTATCACTGGACGAGCGGGGGGTTCGGGTTCATTTTCCGCTTCAATTACCCCTGCAACACTAACCGCTAATCGAACCGTGACATTGCCGGATGAAACTGGCACTGTTGCTACACAAGACTTTGCCACTGCAATTGCAATTGCATTAGGATAAGATTATGGCAACTCAAGTACAATTCCGGCGTGGTACATCTGCTGAAACCGCAACTTTTATAGGTGCCGTAGGTGAAGTTACCGTTGATACTGTTAAGCAAACTTGTGTTGTCCACAATGCTAGTCAAGCAGGTGGTTATCCTCTCCTCCGGGAAGATGGCAGTAACTCTGCTTTTTCTCTGGGTTCTCTCAGTAGCTGTGCTTTAAAATTTGCCAATGATTTCAATACAGGGCTTATTAGTCCTGGTGCTGATCAAATTGCCTTGGTGACAGGTGGTGTTGTTAGACTTACAATAGATTCATCTGGTGCAGTCACCATTCCTGGCAACGTCGCTATTACTGGTAGTTTGACGCTGACAGGGAACTTTAATTCAACTGAAAACCTCGCACTTATTGTTGCTTTGAGCTGATATGGCCAATACCTTTAAGATTGACACCAAATCTAGCTTGGTTACAGACGCGGTCAGTCTTTCGACGACCAACGTATTAAGTGCAGGTGCATCTGCGACCCTCATTCTGCTGAGTGCCATGGTTTCAAACAAAACCGGAAGCAGTGCCAACGTTGATGTTTATTTAGTAACTAATACTGGTGATGATGTTTATTTGATCCGTAATGCTCCAGTTCCTGCCGGCTCTTCCCTTGAGATCATCAGCGGCAACAAGATCATCATGGAGTCCAGTGATGTACTGAGGGCTCGCGCCGATACAGCCACTGCTTTGGACATTGCCGTCAGCTACCTTGAGCAAACCTGATAGGAGGTCAAGATAATGCCATTAACACAGGTTGAAACAAGTGGCCTCAGTGGATCTGGTGCATCCAGTAACTCCACAACTGGTAACGTTTTTTCTCAGACAGGTCCGTTTAAAAATAAAATCATTAACGGCGCAATGGCGGTGGACCAGCGGAATGCTGGGGCCTCTCAAACCTTTACCGCAGGTGCTGCGCTTGCTTATGCTGTAGATCGTTGGTACGGGTACTGCACTGGCGCCAATGTTACAGGCCAAAGAGTAGCAGGCACCGGAGCAGATCAATATCGTTATCGATTTACTGGCGCCTCTAGCGTAACGGCAATTGGTTTTGCGCAACGAATTGAACAGTTAAACAGCTACGACCTTAATACAACCACAGCAACACTGAGCGTTGACCTCGCCAACTCTCTTCTTACGTCTGTCACTTGGACGGCTTTTTATGCCAACACCGCAGATACGTTTGGAACATTAGCCAGTCCTACGCGAACGCAGATTGCTACCGGAACGTTTACCGTTACTAGCACGGTCACTCGTTACAGTGCGAGCATCAGCATACCTGCTGCAGCCACTACTGGAATTGAAATTGTATTTACAGTAGGGGCGCAAACTTCTGGCACATGGACAATTGGGGATGTCCAATTAGAAGCAGGCTCCTCGGCAACCGCCTTTGAGCGCAGGAGCTACGGGCAGGAGCTTCAGCTCTGTCAGCGGTATGCCTATGTGATGCGTACTTACAGCGCGGGAGAGGCTTATTTCAGGTTCCCGACTGGTTATACAGCTGGTTCAAGCACAACCGTAACAAACATCCCCTACCCCGTCGAAATGAGATCAACACCGTCTCTTGCTGCAAACATAAATTGGCAGGAAATTATTAACAACTCACCAACGTCGCCTTCTGGAACTTCCGTTGCGCTTTCTAGTGATGCTGGAAATAGATCCTACGGACTTACCGTTTTCACTCCATCGAGTGGAGCATTTACTGGATTCGGCGCTTTATCGTGCGTAAGAGTTAATAACAGCACCACTTGGTCGCTTACGTTTTCCTCGGAGCTTTAATTATGTACCAGCTCATTTCACACAATGACCAACTGCAGTCATTGCTTAAACAAGGAACTGATGGCAGCACGATCTCCATCCCCTTCGACCCCGCCAACACCGACTACCAGGCCTACCTGGAGTGGCTGGAAGCCGGCAACACCCCCGAGCCTGCACCCGTAGCCCCCGTCACCTGGGATTCAATCCGCGAAAAACGTGATCAAATCATCCGTGACACAGACTGGACCATGACTCCGGATGCTTCAGTCGATCAAGCACAGTGGGCTGCGTACCGTCAGATTCTGCGTGATCTTCCTCAAACCTTTGCTAAAGCTGGTCCAGAATCTGTGGTCTGGCCAAAACAACCATTTACTGACGGTCCAAACAGCACTCCAGTAGAATAAACATAATTGAGTTAATAAAGAGACGCTGTGGCCTATCTTGGTAATGACCTAAAGGTTGCTTATCCCACTTATGTCAACATTGACGACATCAGTGGGTCCTTCAATGGTTCTACCACATCCTTCGCTCTCCTTGTTAGTGGTGCAGCTCCTGTACCGCTACCGTTAAACTCGCAACAGTGTCTTATTTCCGTTGCAGGTGTTCTTCAACGACCTGACGATACCGGTGCTGAAGGTTTTCGTCTTAGTGGCGGCAATATTGTTTTTAGTTCGGCTCCAGCAACTGGTGCTGATTTTTTTGGTGTAATTCTTGCTGGCGCTGATTACGTCAATGCAGGTGCTACATATCCAGATGGTAGTGCTGCAGTTCCCAGCATTACTTTTGACCAGGATACGGACACTGGATTCTATCGCAGCGGATCTGGTGTTGTTTCGTTCTCAAGTAATTCGGTTCAGGCTGCAATATTAGCAACTACTTCTTTAACGGCGCCGAGTTTTATTCCCACCAGCAGTACTGTCCCCACTAACGGGGTTTATCTTCCTTCGGCAAATAATGTAGCTATCTCAACTAATAGCCAGGGGCGGTTGTTTGTTAATAGTTCAGGCAACGTAGGGATTGGCACTACTAGCCCAGGGGCATCGCTAGACGTAAATGGCAAACTGCGACTAAGTTCAACTGAGGACAGTCAACTGGAATGGGTCACAGGCGCGCAGACATGGCGCAGCAATGTCGTGAGTGGAGGGAAGTGGTATCTCTACGATGTCACTAACGCTAAGTTCCCGCTTGATGTTTCTGCAAATTCTACGTGCAAGCTCGACATAAACACGTCGCACGTTGCGTTTACGACCAACGCCTCCGAACGCGCCCGCATCGACAGCTCGGGACGCCTGTTAGTTGGCACGTCTACTGCGCGTAGCAATTTCTTTAATACCACTTTTGCAACATCAATTCAATTAGAAGGCACCACTTCTGTAAGCTCCAGCCTGTCTTTAGTCTCAAATAGATCGACTGCAGAACAGTTTGATCAGCCCGTGCTTGTTCTTGGACGTAGCGGCGGCACTGCGATTGGAAACAATACTGTTGTTGCAAACACCAATGCTGTTGGTTCCATATCTTTTCAGGGTAACGATGGTACAGAGTTTGTAGCGCTTGCCGAGATAACGGCATTTGTAGACGGCACCCCTGGCGCTAACGACATGCCGGGGCGCCTAGTGTTCTCCACTACCGCCGACGGAGCGAGCAGCCCGACGGAGCGGATGAGGATTACAAATAGTGGAGCAATCCTTGTAAATTCAACATCTGTTTTAAGCGGGGCTCCTTTTATCAACGTTGCTTTCAGCGCAAGCACTAATTCTGCTTTCTGCAGCAACGATACGTCTGCTTCGTCTGGCGGCCAACATTTCAGATTCTTCTCGAACGGTGTACAAGTTGGAAACATAAACACCACGACGACAGCAACGGCGTATGCGACTTCATCCGACTATCGCCTCAAAGAAAACATCATCCCCCTGACTGGCGCCATTGATCGACTTCAACAGATCCCAGTTCACCGCTTTAACTTCATTGCGGACCCGGACAATGTTGTAGACGGTTTTCTTGCCCACGAAGCCCAGGAGATCGTTCCTGAGTGCGTCATAGGAACCAAAGACGAAGTAGACGAAGAAGGATACCCCGTCTACCAGGGCATCGACCAATCGAAGCTGGTGCCGCTGCTGACCGCTGCGCTGCAGGAAGCAATCGGGCGCATCGAGGCTCTGGAAGCCAAAGTTGCAGCCCTTGAGGCGTCGTAGTCCTACTCACTAACCGTAGATGACCAACTGGCTCTGGCGATCAATTGTCGGGACCGCTGCAGCCATCATGGTTGTATCAACTTTCCAGTGGGCAGCCTGTAGATTTTACGTGCTGCCTACAATCTGGCCTTGGTACGCAAGGTACGTAGGCACTCCAGAAGGCGACAAAATAGATCCGGCTCCAATGGGCTGCACCGACGTCGATTCGCGAACTATTGCTGTAATGATGGGCGTCTTAACGACGTTAATCAGTTTATCTCGCAACGCTGAATAGATCTGCTACTTTAGTGTAAGCAGGTATCAGTATTGTGAAAATTTCGCCCACTGGCATCAAATTAATTAAATCTTTCGAGGGACTAAGCCTCACCAGCTACCTCTGTCCTGTCGGTGTACTTACCATTGGCTACGGTCACACCGGAAACGTGCTTGCTGGAACAAAAATCACCGAGAAAGAAGCCGACGCACTTCTCAAGCAAGATCTCATTAAATTCGAGCAAGCAGTATTAAATTACGTCACCATTGATTTAAATCAAAATCAATTTGATGCACTTGTCTCCTTCTGTTTTAACGTCGGAACCCAGGCTTTTAAAGGTTCAACGTTAGTTAAACGTCTTAATAATGGAGAAAACCCTAATATTGTCGCTGCCGAAGAGCTGCCAAGGTGGAATAAAGGTGACGGAAAAGTCCTTGAGGGCTTGAGCCGCCGCCGTTCCGCAGAGGTTGAATTATTTTGCAGCGAAGCCCCGAAAGTAAAGGTTGGATTAATTGATATAACTTCTAAATTTAATACCTGGCTCAAAAAACGACTCGTTCCTTCCGTCGAGTTAGGTCGTGACGAAAAAGCCAATATTTACAAAGGCAGAACAATTCGAAATTGCTTTGTTATTGATCGTAAGGACAAGCATAGCTACGTAGAAATGGGCTTCGGGCTTGGTAAGTGGTGGATCTACGACGATCACTGGGACGGACTTGTCACTAAGACAACGATCCATCCTTACGCGATTGACGGTGATCTCCGTTATCTCCGTAACTTCCCATACTTTCATCAAAAGGATAACGGCCCTGAAGGCTGGCGCCAGTGTCAGACGAGCAGTATTGCAATGTGTCTGAAGTACTTAGATACGCCCGGTATTAACGACGATACTGACTACTTGAAGATCGTTAATAAGTACGGAGACACCATTTATCGCAACCCTCATTTTAAAGCCTTGGCAGAGTTAGGTGTATCCGCTAAGTTTACTCAAACTGCAGACTCGGATGACGTTAAAAAACAAATTGACTCGGGCCTCCCTGTTGTTGCCGGCATTCTTCATCATGGAACTGTTTCTGACCCTTCTGGTGGCGGCCACTTTGTGGTTATTACTGGTTATGGCCGGGATTATTGGCTAGTCCAAGACCCCTACGGTGAACAGGACCTGGTGAACGGCGGCTGGGCTTCAACCGGTGCCGTTGACGGTCGCAATGTTCGCTACAGCTTCAAGAACTTAAACCCCCGATTTTTTGTTGGTGGGGGAGGCTCTGGCTGGTGTTGGTACGACTTTAAACGTTTAAAGTGAAGCTGCTTGTATACTTTGATTGCAGATTTGAAGACGCATGATCGACTCAATCACTGAACTTGAAAAGGGTCTGCGGGCTCAGCAGGAAAGCTTGGCCAAAGACATTCGCGCCGCCGAGTCCTCGCTCATTACCACTAAAGAGGGGTACCTTAAAGTCCAAGGCGCCCTTGAAATTTTAGATATCCTTAAGAAAAAAATCGAACAGGATGACGCAGCCAGTTTGGCAGCAGTGATGGATTGACATGTTGGGCGAACTAAACCGAGGACGATATCGAGCCCTTGAGCTGATCGCTGATTATTTGCGTGAACCGTCCCGGGAGTTACGCTTAAACGCCATTGTCTGCAACGTTTCCGACGAGGACCTCCGTTGGGTTTCGGATCGGATGCACCACTTCACTCTCCGCCTCCTCGAGGATGCTGACTATGATCCAGCCGAGGATGAAGAGGAAGCCTTCCTTCGGAATATTGGTTTGACCGACTGATGTTGCAGATCGGTGTGTAGCTGATACATTGCAACAAAATTAACGGCATCGGTGTCTAATAGCCATACGCGACAGTGTAAAAGCTGTTTAGAGACCTTCGACATCAAGAATTTCGCCAATGCCGGAGTGAAGGGAGGGAAATCGTATTACCGCCATATTTGCCGCAGTTGCCACGGGAAGAACGTGAACGAGCGGAGGCTTGTCATTCGCGCCATTTTTGTTGAGTGGAAGAAAACGTTAACCTGCTCCAAGTGTGGCTTTGACGACCATCGAGCCCTCCACTTCCATCACCACGACGGTAATAAAGAAGCCAATATTGCCGACCTAGTCTCAAACGGAGCTGGAATCGATACGATCCAGAAAGAGGCCGCGAAGTGCATTGTTTTGTGCGCCAACTGCCACGCAATTGAACACGCCTCATAATCGGAGTGGAAGGATTCAAACCTTCGGCCTGTCGCTCCCAAAGCGACCGCTCTAATCAAGCTGAGCTACACCCCGTAGTAGGAACGGTGGGATTTGAACCCACACTGTAGCGATTTTAAGTCGCTTGCCTGCTTCCGATTGGGCTACGTTCCCTTGCCAGGGCAGCATAGCTCAAAATGTAGATGTTTGCACTCTACATTTCTGTCATGGGTTCGTGACAATCCATGTTCAACTGCGAAGATGATCTCCTGGTCAATCTCGTTGTTTTAACTCCGAAACTTGCGCGTCGCAAATTTAGGCAGCACATCTTTGAAGCCTGGGGATGGCGCTGTGCTTATTGCGATAAACAACTCAGTGAACATACAGCCACAATCGATCACATTATCCCCAAACACAAGGGCGGTCAAAATGTTCGCTGGAACATGGCCGCAGCCTGTTCAAACTGCAATCGATCCAAAGCCAGTACGTTAGTCAACGTTTGGTTTACTCCAGATTTACCAATTTATTGCGAGAAAAGACTTGATAAACTAAATAAATGGATGGAGCAAAAACCTTGTTCCATCAAGCTCCCATCGACGGAACAGGCGGTTCCTTACATCTCCAATGATTTCTACATCGGCTGGGTCGCGACCTAACGGAAAAGAGTTTCTGGATGGCTACGTAGAAAAAGCCATTCAGGAGCTTCAGCGTGCGCGAATCCCTTCAGGTTTCCAGCGCTTGGCGCAAGGAGAAGAGGCAACTGATATTAAAACTAAAGCGATGAATCGAGAGATTATTGTTTGATCATGGCTGACCGAGCGAAGGCTAAGCGGCTGGCTGTTGAACGGCTAAAATGTAACAAGCCCGTACGAACACCAGATCATCCAACAAAATCACACGTTGTTCGAGCGTGTGGTGATGATGTACCTGGAGGAGAAAAGATAATTAGATTCGGTGAACAAGGAGCTGAAACGGCTGGTAAACCTAAAGAAGGTGAATCGGAAAGAATGAAGAAAAAACGTGCTAGTTTTAAGGCTAGGCACGCAAAAAATATCGCAAAAGGTAAAGGCTCAGCCGCATATTGGGCCGACAAAGTTAAGTGGTAAAACCCATGGCAAAACCCCAAACAAACAAGACGAGCGCCTGCTACTCCCACTTGGTTCAGTGCCTGCGCGATTCGATGCACCTGTATCAGCAAACCCTGCTTGTCCATTGGGGTTTGATGGGTAGCAAGTTTTACCAAATCCATACGCTGACTCAAATGATTTACGAAGAGATGCAGGAAGCTCTCGACGTAATCGCGGAACATATCCGCTCTCTGGACATTGCGACGCCTAAGACCGTCGAAGACCTAACCTATTCCAATCTCCCCGCCGTCCCTCTGGAAGACTGCTTCAAGCAAGAGGTGATCATCAGCCAGTTGGCCGCCAATCAAAACGCGCTGGCTGACCGCTTCCAGGATTTAGCAGCTATGGCTGAGACCCTTGGCGATCAACTGACGCTTGACTTGGCCGTTGAGCGTGGGCGGGTCCACAAGAAGTTCCAGTGGCTTCTCAAAGCCAACCTGGACGCTTAGAATAAGCAAAATTGGTTTAACCCATGGGTTTCTTTGAGGGTTACCAGCAGACGCTGGTACAGAACTTTCCTGAGCTTACAGCCCCCGGTTTGACCGATACAATCGACGTATTGGTGGCCAATTACCTGTCGACCCGCAACTACACGCTGAGTGCGACCGTAACCAACATCAACACTTCTGTTGTGGTACGCCTTGATGGCAGCATTGATGGTATTAATTATGGTCCGCTAATCTCAAACACAATTATTGAGAACGGAACTTATCTCTATTACGTTAACGGATTTCCGGTTGGTCATTTACGCGCTAATTTTTATCACGAAACCGGCGGCACGGATGCCGTCGTTAAATTTAGTATTGCCGCTAACTAAATTAAACTCCAGCTGCGGAACCACTTAGTAATTACATATTTGTTTCCACTGAGGGGCGGGCACGCCTCATGCATAGTTTTTAGATTGGGTAGTCCATTTTTATAGAGATTATTCCAGACGACCAGCATTCCCTGTTTGGGCTTTACATGAAGATTTAGGTGCTTGAAATACGTTTCACCACCCTCTTCAACATCATTGAGATAGACCATAGCGGTCCAAGTTCGCTGCCCCATCCATTCGCAGTAAATTTTGTATTCCTTTGTGGTGGGCATGAAGAAGTCCCAGTGCTCTTTATAGTATTGACCAGGCTCATATTTTTGTGCTTGCATAATCTCACCGAGAAAACTATAGAGCCCTAAAGTGTCTACAATTTTCCTGTCTAGCTCCAGGTAAAGAGGGTCGTCAAAGTAGTGCAGGTCTGAGGTTTGGCTAGTTCTGTAGTCTGAAACCAAGCATGAATCTGCGTCATCGGAGACAGTTGAAGGTCTCAAGCGAGTATCAATGAGCCTTATCAAGGCCTCACATTCATCTTTGGTTAAAATGTTGTCGTAAGTATAAATTTGAGTAAACGGATAAAAAATCCGATTCCCCGTTTTGGTGATCTTGGCGCCGTAGAAATTTTTGTAATTAATGTTGGACGGCCGACTTCTAAATGAGCACAGGTGGATGACCTGATCAATTTCGCCATCCCCCAGTCCATGGCGCTCCCTCATGGTCCTAATCAGTTGCGTCCTGCTCACGCCACCAACCGCTGATTTCATAAATTCCGCGACGAGTTGGTTGCTGATCATTGGTCGGTTTGTCGTCTGTACAATGTATTAGTTAAGCCATTGTTTTTCAAGTGGAAGTTGTTATCTTAACCTTTGGCTTGGTTTTTGGAAGCATCTACAGCTTAACGACGATTATTTTGGGACAAGAGATCGAGAGCCATGAATCCAACTCCCCACGAACACTTAAAAAATTACGTCACCGAGCATTTAGCAGAGCTGGTTCCGGCCGTTTTTGAGGAGGGTGTTGACCTGCCGTCATTTACGACGGATCAACGCACCAAACCCCTGGATGAACCCCCGTACCGCGTGTGATTGACGATTAATTCAGCGCTGTTAGGATATCTGTAAGGTTTAGATCACCCATGGATGCCGTAGATCTTCCGATGGACGTGGAGTTTTCAATCCACGCTGCCGCCCTAGCCATTCAAAACCTGGACCGGGACGAATTGGAAGAGGCTTTCATCGAGATGCTCCACCAGAAAGCCCTGGACCGTCAAATGTTCCTGGGCATCTTGAAAGACCACGGCATCGACGCCGATATCAATTTCAACTACTCCACGCTCGGACAGATTTCCTAACCACCATGGCCACCCGCACGATCAAAGGTACCCTCGACACGTTCCAAGTTGACAGCGGTTCCGACGTCACCTATCTGGGCAACACCTCTGCCGGTTCCACTGGTGGTCTGAACATCCGTGGATTCCGGGTGAACCCCGGCAACACTGGCGACATCATCGTCAAGCTGGATAAAACCAGCGGCATTAACACGATGGAGATCTTCCAAGAGGACGCGTACACCGCTGGTAATGCTCCGACTGGCTACACCAAGTACAGCAATATCGTGAAGAACGGTTCTGGTAAGGGCGCTGTGGCCGTTACTGTGACCAACGCTGCCAAAGACTACGTGGTGCTGCTAACTTTGGATGGCTATTCTGAAGTTTCCTACACTGGCAGCGTCGTCGTCCCGTAAGAATACTGAAGATTGGAGTGAGTACCCGCTGCTCACTCCGAAAGGAGTTGAACTAATTAAACGCCACACGCAGCCCCGTACCAATTTAGGTATGGGGCGTTTTGGTTCATACAAAGAATACGGAGAGGACATCTGGCGCATTGGATACGGTAGCAAGAAAATAAACAAGCACTGGGTTGGATACCACGAAGTCGCGACCCGAAAACAGATTGAAGAGCAGCTGATTGAGGATCTAAAAGAATTTACCAAACAGATCGAACCGTATATTTTTGTGCCTTTAAATAAGAACCGAAAGGCGGCCATCATGTCATTCGCACACAACTTAGGAGTGACGGGCTTTAAGGAATCGCGCCTGCTGGCTCTGATTAACTCTCACGCCAGCAAAAAAGAGATCATTCGTGAGTGGAGTCCATACATCAATAAGATGTGGCTTTCTGGCGGTGAATCAATTGTCAACCGACGGCGGGCAGAACTGGATACGTTTTTAGCTCCCGACAGGGAGATTCCCACCTTCACGGAACACAACTGCAAACTCAAGGTTTGTCTGTTGAACTTACCCGAGACTTACACGGGAGTCCATAATCAAATCAAGGCGATTGAGTATCTGGAAGGGAAGATACTGAGCTGGGATCCGTCTGGACATGCTCTGAAGCATTTTTTTCGTCTTTGGAATGAGAAACCCAGCGGTCTAGGATCTCCGCCGCGTCCGGGGATAGATCCTTGATTTGATCTAGCGCATCGATTAACTGCAGTTCCAGCGAGTAATTGTCTATAAATTCGTCGTATTGCATTCGACTTCTGTTGTTGATTCGCGTTTCAGGGCGATCTTAAGGAGCACTAAGTAGCCCATAAGATCCATTATCACGTCTTCGTCATTAGCGAGAAGACCAGCCCCGGACTTTATTCTGCTTAGTTTATCATCAATCCGAACAAGGATCTGCTCGACAGCATTTGCCTTACTAAAGATTCGTGATGGATTTAAAGCCGAATCACCATATTTCTTATTCTTCTCAATTAGAAGCTCTTTCACCTCGTCACAGATTACCGCGATGTGGGCTTGCGTGTTGAAGAACTGAGTCATGTTCAGGGCTGTCAGAATACCTACATGAAACCACAGTTTAGCCAAACTTACGATGTTGATGCCCGCTACACGGCTGGCAAAGGAGCACTCGATAATTCAGCCGGTAAAGCATTTTTAAATAGCTACATCAGCCGAATGCGCGAGGAGCAAAAGCCTGGTTATGGTTCTGATCTTGGGAATGAAGATAAATTTATTGTGAACGGACCAGGCAGTGCTAGCTATAGCTTCCGTAACGCCTTCCGAGCTACACAATAATTCGACCAAGATTCGAAAAAATAGTTCTAAATTTTTCGACAGGGTCTAAATCAAATGTAAGGGGAGGTAGGTAAATAAAATACCCCCAGTGAATTGGTGTATCCAGACGGTAAAACCTGGCGCCATGGATCAAGTTGGCCCGATCCGTAGGAATACACATCGGTAGATCCCAAATTTCCGGGCAAACCCTCATCATTTCCGGATAAATCGTGAAGAACAAAGCCTCGGGGATATTGCGCAGCTTCCACTCTTTATAAAGGCGTCGGAACCAGATCACGGACGGGGCTTTGGCGCCGTGACCAGCCTTCAGGCTCCACCGCCAGGTCCCACGCTCCTTATTAAAAGAGCAGCGCCCGTAGGTTGGTGGGAACAGGTAGGTGACTCCCTTCCATGGCTCCTCGATATTGAGCCCATCATCATCCAGCGTATAGATCCGCTTTGCTCTGATGAACTCGCTATTGGCCCGATGGGTCGAGCAGGGATCTAAATCGATATCACCCAGCAGGGCATCAATATAAGGTACGTATTCAACTGGAGTCACCCAATCGTCACGGATATGACGAATTCGGCTGAAGTACTTTTCGCGTACTAAAAACCGCTGCTGAGGTGTATTCACATCCGAAGAAACGAATTGTCCGGGTTTTCGTGTTTATAGTGAATTAGTGACATTTGGTCCTTGTCCTGGATGATAAACAAGGATTCCTTACTGGGATCAACTGTTTCTGCTCGGACAATAGCCTTCTTCATCACGTCTGCAGGCCCCTCCATATCTCGACTATTGAAGTCATTAAGTGCGTTCATTAACGCTTCGAGGGGCAGATAAAACATCGAATCTTTGGGATCCTCAGCATCCGGAATATAAATTACTGCGCCAGGACCTTGTAAAGCGTAAAACTTGGAAAAAAATTCACACATGTCGATGCAAATTCGTTCCACCACAAGCTTCATCATGGTTTGCTCAGTTTCATTGGGTGCAGACAACATGAGCCTGCTAATCATCTTGTTACGGCGTTCAGTCATGGTTTTCTCCGGTTGTTTAAGTTTACTGCGCTTGTTGTGATTCGCTTGGTTGGGTTTCCTGACTCTTTTTGACGAGATGTCCCAATCCAGAGCGCTTGAGAGTCTCCAATAACTTGGGTAGTGGTTTGTATAAAACCACAGCTTTCTGCATATTACCAATTTTTTTAATCAGTTTCCCGTGCTCATCCCGTAGCTTCGTCAGTTCCCCCTGGCGGATAAGATATTCGGCTACGCAACGATACCTCCGTTTCTCAGCCAAGCCAATGTCCGGGTAGCGGTCGCAGATGGTGCTGGTTTTCATATCGCTGAACGTCAGTCGGATTTGATCAGCCAGCGACAGGCCCATCATCAGGTCCGTTGTACTGGTTTCATAACTGGAGACGAGCTCAAGGTACCGCCGAAGATCCAGTGTTTCAAAGCTACCGGAGGGTGGTAGAAAGATCTCAACCTGTTCCGCCAGGGAATTAACCAGCTTGTCTTTATAATTGTCGACAGTCACCTCATTGATGTCCAGAGAAGCGAACCGGTAGCTCTGGTAGGTATTCCCAGCGTCTGCGTCTAGCTCAAATTCAGTTTTGTCAAGAATGTCGAGCCAGTCTTCGACCCTGTTCTCCGTCATTGATTAGGCTGCCTTTCGCAAAGTGTAGCTAATTTTTGATGCTTGTCCCACTGCCTCATGTGATCCAGAATCAGCACATACTCGCAGTAAGCGCGTTCTTCTTCCATGTGTTCTTCGAACGTGGTGACCTGACGCCACCGTGGTCCGTATATCTTGGTAAGATGCTCTATGCACTTCTCTTTAGAGCCGCCGAAATTGGTAGCCTCCCAAAGGGCCTTAGCCATTAAACGCTGTTGGGAGGTCATCAGTTGGTATTTGAGCGCTTTAGTGGACACACTGGCTAAGAACTCGCTAAACTCTTCGATATAGGGATATTTTTGACCATGAAGCGTACTCTTACGTATGCCGAACTTTTCTTGATTCTCATTCTCGGACCCCTGGGTTGGATCGGAGCTCAACATTTGTACGGGTTTGTCACGGATAGAATCAGTGTAGAAGTAAAATTTAAGTAAGACAATGGGTGGTAGCAGGCCTTCTCCTCCAAGTGTGATCATGCCATCACCGACGGCACCGACCACGTATCAATCGACGACCCCACTGGAGAGCTACCAAGATCTTGCCGGTCAGTTGCGCAGTATTCAAGAAGAGACCGGAAAGATCGCAGAGCAGCGGTATCAAGAGGTTGGCACACCTGCTGAACTTGGTGCTCGCCAGGCTGCCCGCCGTCAACTTGAAGCTGCTTCTTATTTAGCGACTGTCCCTCTTGGTGATAAATACGTCGAAGAATCGACCGGTAGGAAAAATCAGTTTGAGCCGCTGAAAAAAGCTGCTGAGCAGCAACTGAGCGAAGCACAAAAAGAATACGCTGAAGCCCTTAAGAAAATCGGTGAAAGACCGACTCCGACGATTGATGAAACTCCGTCTTGGGCTCAGCGGACCATTACCAATGTGAGCTGATACGCTCCAGAAAATAAATTACTGAAGCGGCTCCGGTTCGGCGTCTCCGACGTATTCAACCGGGAGAGGAAAGGGGTCGATTTGTGGTTCCTCTACCCATTCCTGGTAGGTATCACGTAGAACATCAAATTCATCGTGAGGCATCAGGATGCAATCACCCTGATCAGATTGAATTCGGTAATACTGTTTGTTGTCTCCAACGTCATCCATGATGTTGTCAAAATCATCCATCAATTGCTGTAGGGTGATGACTTTCATGGTTATTTAAACGGTATCAATAGGTTAGCAGCTAACTTATTAGGCTGCAAGGGAGCCGAAATCGATAACCTCCTCTACGCCTTCCGTCACAAGGTCGAAATCCAGGGAATCTTCAACTGTTTCTGCAACAAATCGCCAGTCGGTAATTGAGACGCCGACGGTGATGGAGTAGGTTGTTTCTAAATAACGGATATCGTTGGTGATTAGGAACATGTAGTTCCCTGGATCTAATTTGGTGCTGGGGTAATCGCCGTTTGTTGTCTCATATTCGTCGTCATCGACTCCAGTGGAACTAAACACGTACCCACTGTCGTTAATCGGCAACTCAACCCGCTTGGTACCTTCTTCAACCCTGTAAAAAGCTAATAAGGTGTTGCGATTTGTGTTTTCGGTATATGCAAACTGGCTAAAATTTTGTACAAATTGGATGGACCTGGGGCGAGTTAATTTGATCCGATAAAACGTACTTTGACGGCGAGATAAACCACCGTGAGTATTGCTTATCGTGATCGATTTGAATACACTTGAAAAATCCCCCAGATCGATAGGGTTATTAACGCTATCTCCAGGAGTTGCAGGCAGCGGATCACTTCCAAAGTATGAAGTTGCGCCATAGGCTGTAGGCCCTGTACCGCCAACAGGGTAGCTTTCAACGGTACCAAGATTGTAGTATCCCAGGTTTGATGGAATTGTAGTTAAGAATCTTGCCACGTCAAGCCTGCTTAGTCTTCAATATTGTTAAGTCTAGCAAACTCGCCAAAATACTTAATCGCGGCCCTGTTGTAGGCTTTTGCGGCTTCTTTTTCGCATGCAAATACCCCTAAATGTATCCGCTTTCGGTTGACGCCAATTTTGACCAACCACTTATTGCATCCCGTATTCCAATACACTCCTTTGTAGATGCTGCTCGTCTTTTTATTCCATTTTTTTGAGTTTGCACCATTTTGAGATGGGGTTGCTGTGCGCACTTCTGTATTATCGGACTTGCCGATAATATGATCTACTTGATTTTGTCCTGGGTCTATTTTTGTCTTTAAAAATACAACAATCCTATGAGTTCTCAATGAATATTTGACGCCTTTGTATGTTATTGAGACCTTCCAGTACCCTTTATGAGAGTGTCCACCGGCCACATCTCCGGGTTTTTTCTGGCAGGGAGCCTGCAATTTTTTCCACCTCAAACCACTTGGTGAGGTTTTGTCGACTTTGAAGTACTCCTCCAGAAACTCCAACGGAGGAAGTGGTAAGATTTTCATGTGACCAGGTGCTTGGTTGCCGTGGGCAGGAGGTTGCCGCCTCGCTGCCCTTTAACTTTTTATTAGTTTACAGTAGTTAGACCAGAATACAGCCCATTGGTGCGACCAGATGCTTGGTATTTTTCCTCGATCAGGATTGCCCGCTGAGGATAATACCCTTCCATTTCAATGGTTTCGACCGTCTCATAGCTGAGTCGCTTTTCCAGGCAACGCAGCTCAAGGAGTGCTTCTTCAAACGTATCGTAGAAAGGCGTGTAGTGGTTGTCACTTCCGAGCTTCACACAACCATAATATGACCGCTCAGGAAGATGGTAATTGGTTGGGAGGACTTGACTGTTTTTCTGACAGATTTTTTCGATAGGACTCGAAGATGTTTCCATGGGTCAGCTTTATTTCCCCCATACTAGCGGGTTCAGCTAGATCCTTAATCTCCCGAATGTGTAAATGTTTAGGATTACAACAAAACTTTTCGCACTCTGGGCGAGCAAAAACCCTGTACTTTCCGGTGTAGCCACGGCTTAACCAAAAAGCCACCCTGGAAGCAGAATGAACCTTGCCGGAGTGGAAGGGGCTGGGGAAGTAGGCGGTGGATTCGGTGTTGTCTTTTCGCGTGGCGCCGAGCCAAGGCCAGCACTCATCTTCACCTTTGATGTCGACCTGTTCCCAGAATCGTTTGACCTGCCAGTACCAGTTGACGTCAAAGTTGGTGACGTCGACAGAGCAGCGACCTTTTTTCAGTTCTTCCATGCAGTCCAAGCATTCTCCCATGAGTCCAAAGTTGCCCTTGTGGCCTGGGAAGCCGTTTCGATGCCAGGGGCATTCGAGTGTATTGGAGACCTGCACGGCCAAGCTGTACTCTTTCGCTTCTTCAGGGTAGCAATTAATGATGTAAGCGCAAATTTCATTGATGAGATTCCACGTCGCCTCGGTCGGCAGCTCCTCTTTGATCTCATTTAGATTCTCATAAGTCTCACCCGCACAGATCCGCCTCGCCGTGTGGTAGGGAACCTTGTATTGCCGCGCTAAATCCAAAACCCGCTTCCCTTCCTGCCGCCCCACCCGCAGCTTCTGAATCAGGTCCACCGACAGGGAACCCTTTTTGCGGTTGGACTGCTGTTGCAGCATCAACTGGCTTTTCGTCCCCCAGAAGTAGTGCGTGGGGTTCAAACAGTAGGGGGAGGAGCAGATGTGACGGCGGATCGCGATCTCATCATCCCCTTGGAATTGACCCGATAGCGCCAGAAGAAGCGGTCTGGCATCGACGCCTCGGTAGATCAGGGTTGTCTTCCTGGAGGTGTTGAAGCCCTCGAACGCGATGTGACGCACCTGGTCCATCGGCCAACACTCGTTACTCGGAAACAGTTTGAGACCAATCTGCAACGCCTGGACGAAGGCGATCTGATCTGCTGGTTCCAGGTCGAAATTGCGGAAGAGCGTGGTGATGTTCATAGGGTGGAGGTGCTTTTGAAGCAACCATAGCCCAAGAAGCCAGTGATGTCAACGGTTTTCATGTACTACCAATCTGACCAAAATTCCGCCGTTTTTATTATTTTCTTATGAGTTTGGGTTAAGAATTGCCTGTATATTTTTTATACACCTAATTCCTAACCCAAACTGACAAGAGATTAAGCTCTAGCACCGTTCACTTGGTCAGACTGGTCGTACATGAACTCCGCTGCACCCCAATGCTTTTCGCCCCCTAACCGCAAAAATCGGCCATTAACCCTAACTGAGTCTCAATAAGACTCATACTGATTCCGGTTTAACGCAGTAGTTCTCCTCGAAGTGGTGGGCGTAGGCCTGGGCTACATGGTTTGATTCAGCGAACTGACACATCGACCCACTGGGTGTACACACACGATGAACTTGATTACCGTGTGCATCTTCTCCAAATTCAATCGTTGTACCTTTCGGAAACGTTTGAATAACTTCCATTGCTCTATTCAGCTCTATTAATATTGTAAGAAAGGAATGTTGTAATCAAGTGGCTGATTTCAAACAGACGGGCCCCTTTTCAAGGCAGTCTGCTGAATACGTAGAGCGTTTACCAGGGCAATTCTGGGAAACACTTCAAGGAATCGGCCGAAATCTTGGCCGCACCGGTAAATACCTCAGTAGCGAAAAAGCCGCCCAAGATTACACTAAACTTGTGAGTGGCCAACTTCCTGTTTTCGGACGTCCTGCTGCCGCTCGAGCGGGTGAATTGACGCAATACAACCCTCCAGGGTTTGATCCGAATAAGCAAGTCACGATGTCGGATCTCCTCCAGAGTGCTCGTGCTGTTGGCATTTCAGGAGCCGACATCGGTGGTGATGGTCGTAGCGATGAAGCGCGTGCCCTTGCTTCCCAATACGCTCCGAAACCATTTGCTTTCACTCCCGAAGGTCAGTTCGAGCGCTACTTCAAGACCCCCGAGATGGATCAGTACTTCGGTACCGCTTCTCGTGGTGCTGCTGCCCCGAAGGATGTCGAAGCGATGAAGGCGTTGGCGGGGAAAACTGTGGCTCCTGGTAAAACCCCTGAAGAGCTCTCCGCCTTCTACCGTGCTGAGAGCGCTATGGGTCGTGCCCAGATGCCGCAGATTCAGCAAGCCCTTCGCTACGGGAAGGGTTCTGATCTGGCCAAGTGGGCTGAAGCCAATCCGATGCTTGCTCAGCGTCTCTACGCGAAGGAAATGGGCAAGCGGGAAGCTGCAGGTCAAGTAACCCCCGGCGTTACTTATGCGGGTGCGGCTCCTCAGCCCCTCGGAGATGAGAGTTTCTCCGTGGCTGCTAATTCTGTTCCCGCCCCCTGGAATACACAAGGTGCCAAGGTGTCCGGTGAATTTGCTGATGTTATGCCTTTCCAGGCTGCTAAAACCACAGGCGAAGGTATGCCTCAGTTTCAGACCACTCTCAATCAGCGGGCTGAGCAACTGATCAGCTCTGTTAAGCGTGATCGTGGGATGTTCTGATCATGATGATGGACAACGACTTCCCGATGATCACCAAGGATAGTCCTGTGAAGAATTCTGCTGGTCTCGGCTATCTACAGCAATACATTGCTGGGATGGACCAGTACCAACAAGGTGGAACAGATGTTCCTGATTTTGGTGTCCGCAGCGACTATGCACAAGGACAGGGCGGACCTTTGATTTCCCGTACAATTCGCTACACCCCACCAAACGCTATAATCAAAGCGCCAGCTCTTGATTCCCCATATATGGATGAATTAATCAAGCGTGGCTTCCAACCACTAACACCACCAAGACCCAAAGGCCCGCAACTTCCTAGTTTCCTTTGATCATGCCTACGCAACTCATCAAAAAGTACCTTGAAGAAGTTGCACGTTGGTTAAGAAACGACGATTCATACGATGATTGGGAGCGAGGCATGGAGCCAATCCCTGGAGATAAAACGTGGGCGAAAAAATCGTGCGGCAAATGTGAGTCTTGCTCTTGTAAAATGAGTGATAAGAGCAAGTAGAAAGGCATTTAAATGTCTCAGACGAAGGCACAATTAGTTTCTGGTTTAAGTATTAACGCATCTGCGCCTGCGACAGCTTTTAATATTGACGCCTCAGGGCGATGTGGGATTGGCACTACTAGTCCTACCTTTGCTGCTGGTTACACGGGCTTGCACCTTGATGGTGGCGCAAATGGTCCTGCTGTGAGACTCACAAATAGCACAACGGGATCCACTGCGACTGATGGATTTGATATTATTCTTCAACAGGGCGGTAGTGATGGATATATTTGGCAACGCGAAAGTGCGTCAATAATTCTGGGTACCGCTGCCACAGAACGCGCCCGCATCGACAGCTCCGGCAGGCTGTTAGTTGGCACGTCTTCTGCGCGTAGCAACTTCTACAACACAAGCACCGTTGCGCCACAGCTTCAGGTTGAAGGAACCACATATAGCACTTCAACTCTGTCCATCGTCAACAACAACGCAAGCGGAACTGGCGGCTACCCGTCTTTAGTGTTTGGTAAATCTGCCGGTTCGTCCGTTGGCTCAAATACGGCTGTTACTGATGGCCACTATCTAGGCGAAATCTCGTTCCAAGGTAATGACGGAAGCGAGTTTGTTGACGGCGCAAGAATCACTGCCGTGGTCGATGGTACCAGTGGAGCGAATGACCTTCCGACAAGATTAGTGTTCTCCACTACCGCCGATGGAGCGAGCAGCCCGACGGAGCGGATGAGGATTGACTCCTCAGGCCGTGTAGGGATTGGCAAAACTCCCAATGTAACCGGATCCCCGATTGTAGGCGGCTTGCAGTTAGTAGGCGGCGCCAATCTTTTTTCCTGGGGAAGCTTTGGCGCCGCATATTTGGCAGCAAATGCTTTTTATAACGGTACAAATTGGATTTATCAAGCAAATAACGCAGCCAGTTTGTATGTTGTTGGAGATGGTACTCACGTGTGGTCAAGAGCCGCAGGTGGGACTGCTGGCAATACTGCAACATTTTCAGAAAGCGCCCGCATTGACAGCTCCGGCAACCTCCACATTGCAAAAACAACCGGCAGCCTAAATACTGTTGGCTTCACTTTTTACACTGCTGGATTAGCCGAATTTGTCCGGTCTGGCGGAACTGCGTTAAATGTAAACCGACTTGCAAGTGACGGCGGTCTTGTTGATTTCTATCAAGATTCAGCATTAGAAGGAAACATTTCGGTTTCTGGAACAACTGTTTTCTTTAATGGCGCACACTTAGCGCGTTGGTCACAGCTTGCAAACGGAGCGCAACGTGTAGACATTTTGCGTGGGTCAGTGTTGAGCAATCTTGATGAAATGTGCGAGTGGGGCGAGGAAGCCAACGAGCAGCTCAATCGTATGAAAATCTCCGACGTGGACGGAGACCCAAATGTGGCCGGTGTGTTTATCAGCTGGGACGATGACGACGACACCTACACCGACGACTTCTACTGCGCGATGACGGGTGACTTCATTATCCGCATTGCAGAAGGCGTCACGGTGCAGCGCGGCGATCTACTGATGTCCGCTGGCGATGGCACTGCCAAGCCTCAGGACGACGACATCATCCGCAGTAAGACCGTTGCCAAAGTGACCAGCACTCACGTCACCTGCACTTACGAAGATGGTAGCTACTGCGTGCCCTGCGTGCTAATGGCCTGCTGATTAGTCCTACTCACTAATCCAGTTTGAACGGTTGACCGTAATTGTGTTGGGCAGTAAATATGCTAACTTTGGTGTAAATCAAATAGAGCAATGCCCTGCACCAAACGCGAACTCGTTGAAGCCATCAACTCTTTTGCTGCTGCCCGTGCTACCGGCGACGGCAACCTGATCGCCATGTCGGCCCAGCTTGTTCAGACTGCAGTCGACAGCCTGGAGTTTGCTCCGGAAACTGAAGAAGAGGCTGAAGAGGCTGCTGAATGAGTTAATCCTGACAAAAGTATCAACAACTCTATAAATTAAAGATAGCGATCTAAATTTATGGAGTTGTTATACGGTAAAGTCAGATCGACTCACATACTTACGATAATTGGGTGAAAGTCAGAGACGCCCTCAAAAGCGCCGGTAAAACTGACTTACCCTTTTATCACAGAGCGGAAACGATTCTAAAAACGGGTCGAGATCCTGGACCTAATCTGCCCCCTCTGGGAGCACCGTCGGATACTTCTCGTATTTCGCATCAGACGCTCGGATTGCAAGACCCTTAACAAACGGTCGCCCTCCTTTCGAGAAGCTACGAACACCTTCAAGCTGCAACTGGTTTTTGCAGCAATCCATCACCAGCGCGATGAACCGCTTCTGACCCACTGGCTTCGAACCAGTGTCCTCACAATAGGAGCAGTAGCTGGCATAGAGGTGATACTTGCTGTTGCAGTACCGTTCTTGAGCATCTTTAGCAGCGGGAATCTTCTTACCGACAGCGGTCACGGCCTTATCGTCAAGAACAACCTCTGACTGCAGCCATTCGACCAGGTTGTTGCTGTTCAGTAAGATTTCATTGCGCACCCGCTTAAGCGACGGCACCTTCTCATAAGTATCCAGCAGGTATTCGCGCATTTCCTGCTCGCTCATCTGCAGTACCCAGTTCACCAAGCCGGGTAAATAATTCTTCCATAAGCCCTTTACGATGCCCTGATCGAGCTTAATCATCTCCTTGGCGTCCGAGCTCTTGTCGTAAAGCGGGCGATTAAATTCGAGGGTAAGGCGACGGCGGCTCAACCCGGAGGTGTTGTCCGTAGTCTGAATCGGCTCGTTAGCACAGACCATGACCATGCCGGTGTACACGAACGGTTCACCGACATTCTTGTTCTTCTCCTCAAAGCGGAGATTGTCACCACCGGTCAGGGCCTTGAAGATCTGAGCGGAACCACCGTAACGCTCCGAATCGTTGATCAGCGTCAGGCGCTTACCCTTGATGGAAGCCACCTCAAACCGACTCTGTTCGAGCTGATTGAGGGTGGTGCTGGCGTAGTTCCCGCTGCCGACCATGGCGCAGCACAGGTTGGCGAAGGTGGACTTACCCCGACCGCCGGGGCCAATCACCTCGAGGAACCGCTGGAGTTCATGACCTTGAGCCAAGAGGCAGGCCCGGAGCCACGCCCGCAACACCTGAACCCTCTCATGGTCGCCATACTGGGTCCGGTTCAGCCAATCGATGATTGGACCAGGATCAGCGCTGGGATCGTACTCAAAGTCCAGACCCCAGGTGATGTAGTACTCCTTGTCGTGCTCCAGGAATTCACCAGTGCTGACTTCCAGTACGCCGTTACGGAAGGCCAGCCGATCAGAATCATCATCCCAATAGCTGTGGCAGAGGTACGCCTTGGTCAAGTTGGTGACGTCAGCGATCAAATGAGAGGTGAAGCCCCCTGGAGTCTGGATCCCACGTTCGGTGACAAAAAGGTCCTGAACGGCATGCCGGTATTCATTTGGATGACTTTCCTTTCGCCACGTACCGTTCTCATCTTCGTAGTACATGAAGGTATCAAACTTGGGGTCATACAGCCAACCCCATTCCATCATCATCCCGGTGACCTGCTCGGCCAAGTAGGACGCTGGTGGGGTCTTCGGTTGTCCTTTACCACCTGCCCGCTGCTGAATTTCGCGGCGATCCTCTTCGTCAGGTTCACCGACGAGCTGGCGGACCACATCTTGAACGGACATCCCCCGGTTAATGGGAGGCATCTCGTTATCGTCCGAAAAGAGTTGAGCAGCCCGCTGCGCCAGAACTTCTGGTGACTCCACAACAAAGCCGCCCAGCTCAAGGAAGCCGTCCTCTTTGGCCTTTGCCCGCAGTGTTTGCAGGCCACGAGCACCTTCGGGGCTGGGGCCACCAGGCAGACGCTCAAATGTCCGCCATTTATCCTCACAAACACCAGACTGGAAGTTGGGAGCCTGCGCAGACCACTCCACCCAATCCGGAAGGAGAGAATCGTCAACCTGATGGAGGGCCATACCGATGGCCAGCCACTCTTCGTAATCGACAGCCCGCTCAAGATCAAGGTGGGCTAAGTAGACCCGCGCCTCGTTCAGGATCTCTTCAACCTGGAATTTAGATCCCTCTTCGTAGCTGATGTTGACCTGTTGGGTGATAATCCCACCGGTCACAGGTTTACGGTATTTGTTGGTCGGAAAGGCTTTGGCGATGGCTTGGTAAAGCCAATCCGGCATCTCCGGCGGGTTTTTGGCGTACTCAAATCCACCATGGGCAGTGGTGAAATAGCCCTCGGTTTCCGGGTGGGAGCCCATGATCGCCCCCTGCCTGGAGCGGAACAGGATTTCAAACGACGGAATCCCAATCTTGATCGTCGCCTTGTCTGGCAGCAACGACATTTTCGCCGCAGGGACGCTATATAGCATCCGCATGCGACCTTCCTTACCGGATGAGATCGTCAGCGTCGGTGGGAAGACAACATCAATCGGTCCGCCGGCCAGCTCTTCCAAAGCCGGAATCGCCTCAGGACCATCAATATCTGCCCAAATCAGACCGCCTTCATTACTCCATTGTCCTGTCAGCAGGCCAATACCGGTTGCTCTTCCTTCCTCTAGTTCTCGCTGGATCTGATCAATCGAATGCGGAGATTGAGTCCAACCTGCGACATATGCACGCTTACCGTTCAGCGGGGTCAACGCCCAGTCGATCGGGATCAGATCGAGGTCAATCTGTCCCGCTCTCAGGTGCTTTCTGGGTCGTTGTGGTTCCGGGGTGGCAGTCGTCACTTTCCTGTTATTTCAAGCGTTTTGAGACGCCAGGGCCAAAGTAGCGGTCAGAAGCTGACCTGCCTACTCTCAATCCTGTAGTCTTCCTGTCTTTCAACCGTATAGCGGATACATCTACGCTGAACCTGTCTCAATCTGAGTCTGTTGAGCCTGTTTCAGCGTCCATTGCAGGCAGAATTTCGCTGTAGTACTTCTCAACTGCGTCCAACCATTTCTGCTTGTACTTCTCGATGGTTCCGCCCTGTACAGCAAAAACTTGAGAACGCTCTCGAGTCGCAACAAAAATCATCAATATCTCAGGGATGATACCGACAGTGTGCTCCAGGGCCAGGGCGTAAGCACCCATCTGCATCATGCATTTTTGATATTTCATGAAACCCGCCCGCTTCATCCCGTACTCCGATTTCAGCGTTTCGGGTCCGGGCCAGCGGGAAAAATAGAGGCCGTTCGACGTTTTCAGGTCACCAAGAACCACCTTATTCTTATATTCGGCCACTATATCTGGGGCTCCAGCCCAGCCCCACTGCTCGCCTTCTTTTACTCCTGGATGCCAAACCCGGCTGATTCCGTCACCTCCCATCGTCCAGGGGAATGCATCGCCTGCGGGATTTTCCGCCCAGATAACTCGACCCAGTTTGTCGAGATTCTCGGGAAGACCATTCCAGAACTGCGCAATCTCCTCATCCTCGATCACCGGATTCTTATTGATGCCGAGAAGGTACTCCTCCATCAAGGAGTGGACTTTGGTACCTCGAGCTGCCGCAGCCTCTCTGCCACCGGGATTTTTCTTAGCCCAACGTTCTAATGCAGCCTTGTTTCCACCAGTCGCTGACAAGATCGTGGTGACTGACGGTAATGCTCCGTATGGCGTCTTGTAGTGACGAGAGCCATTAATCGTGAGACGTGTATCACCTTCAGATCTGTAATCCACGAACTGCCGATAATCTTTGTCGGCAGCATACTTTGTATGAATTTTGCTTTTTAGTTCCTCTCTTGCCAGAATTTTTGCACCTTTTTCAAGCACTGCAGGGGGCATGAGGGGAACACGATTTCCGGCAAAGTAACGAATTTCCCTGCTGCTGTCTAGGTTCTTAGCGGGTAAACCTTACGTACAATGGGTGAAAACTAATGGTCTGCAGCAGTGTATGAGGTCCCTAAGGTTGTAGGAAAACACGCGATATACGAGTTGCTAGGCGGCAATCCCCACCTTCTAGATGATGAAGACTTCGTTAAAGAAGCACTGACCGCTGCCGCAGAAGCCGCTGGCGCAACCTTGTTGGGCCTGATCACTCATAAATTCCAACCTCAGGGCGTGACTGCAGTTGCCCTACTCTCGGAATCTCATCTCAGCTTCCATTCCTGGCCGGAATACGGATATGCCTCGATTGATGCGTTCACCTGTGGTGATCACACCGATCCAGAATCTGCGTGCCACAGTCTGAAGTACGCCTTTGAAGCAACCCACGGATCAATTCGGCTGCTGAGGAGAGAAGGCCCAGCCTTCAATCACCTTCCACTTCACCAACTTCAGGGTGTTGCTGGTTAAAGCAATTCTCAATATTTGACGCGAAGGTCATCTGCTGAAAATTGCCAACGTGCTTTTGAATCCTGGCGTGGATGTCAAATGCCGCTTTTACTGCTTCTTCCGGTTGCAGCATCAGCTTGCTGTTCGACAGCAGGCCAGCGGTCAGGATTGTAATGGCCAACTCTTGTGGGTTCGAAGTGAATGCCCTCAGGCTCCGGCCATTGTCGGTGAATGAGCTGACGAGAAACGCCAGTGCCTCAAGGTGACCAGTGGCTTTGTCGTCTGTCATGGCTCATCCCCGAGATCCTTAACGTTGTAAAGGGTGATGGTGTTTTTCTTGATTACCGGAACCAAGATACCTTCATCTTTAAGCGCACTCAGACGGCGCTGAATGGTTCGGTGATTGCGTTCGAACTTCTTCACCACGTCCGTGATGGGGATCAGCACGAACCGATTCCCATCAAATTCAGTAGAAATTTCAAGGAGATAGGCGTGGATATCCATCGCCAGGTCATCCATTAAATCGCTATGTCGAAACGCGGGCCGAACCACTGTCTACGCCTGTCAATAATACAAAGCTGATTCTACGGGTACCTCACTCTGGTACCGAACCCTTCTCCTTAAGATGCTGATTGTATTTACCGACCCCTTTTTTGGCGGTTTCGAGATCCATGGTCCAGCAACCTTCCCAGTCATGGGCTTCACTTGGGAAGCGGTACAGAACGTGTTTGGTATTACCGTGTTTCAGGCTCTGAATCTGGTAACCCTCAAATTCGATGGGTTCGAGGATCTCCGAAGCGGTGCCTCGGTAATTGACTTTGCGGGGCTTCATTGGTGAAGCAGAAACAACGATGTCAGCTTACCGAGTGTCAACCCTCTGACAAGATGTTTAATCTTTAATTTGGTTCCCTTGTTCTTTGAGCCATTCCTGGCGGAGAACCTCAGTTTCCTGAAGGTACTGCAGCCGTTGGCGGTACAAATTACTAACCCAGGCCAATTCCTCCTCTTGTAGGAGCTTGGCATTGCGGATCATTTCATCCATCGTAGGGTTCATAGATTTCTTGTTGACGAAGAAATTCTTCAGCCTCTTTTTTGGCCTGGAAGTAACCGGCTAACCAATCTTGGTTGCAGTCTTTTTGGCCCATGTAGGCGACGTAGTTTACACACAACCTACGAACTAACCTCTCGCGAATCACTGGGAGTTTCATCGACTTTCACAATTTGGAACGAACCATCATCGTTTTCGATGAATTCAAGGCTGTCACCTTCCATCCATCCAAGGGTTTGCCAAACTTCATCAGGGAGGGTGAGAACACCGTCCTCATCAACAAGTAAGTTCCAGGTGTTGGCTTCAGTGGCTTCTTCATTCATCTCCCTCACCAAGGTAACGTTTAAATTCATCTTGGAGCATGGTGCGCATCTTAGAAATGGTTTCATCTTTGGTTATGAAAGTGTCTACAAAAATAGATTGCTCTTCGATATTTTTTATACATACGATCGACTTCATAACCCATGTCCATAACCATGCGGAACAGGTCTTTTGGCCGCATGGTCGGCATTTGAAGCTCATTACAAATCTTTTCGTCGAGGATTCGCATCAACTCGACCGTTTTTTCGGCTTTGAGCTCAAAGAGTCTTGAGTAAGTCTCGAAGTCTTCGGTGCAGTAGTCGGACATTGCGTGGTCCGTTGGGCACTCAATAATAACAAGCCCCGGCGGTTAGGCCAGGGCTGTCATGGAACCAAAACAGGTGGCGAGTGGGGGAATCAAGTGCCTAACAGCAACATCCCCCTAAACTCCCAGCGTCTTTCCAGGCTGTCTGCCTGACGACTACCGAACAATCTTAAATGAATTAACCTTTACCCTGACCGCCATATGGTTTCTCGCCGTGCCTCTTAAATGAGCTGCGCTTGCGCAGGCCATGACCGATGGATGTGCGCTTCTTGACGGGCTCCTTGTGGATGACGGTAGCGGTAGCAGCTTTCTTTGCCACGGTGGGAATTAAGTGGGCGACTGGATTTTACGGTCTTTTTGGGATTTGTCAACCCAATTCTTAAGATTGTATTTGTATTATCTACTACCCATCCAAAATTGTATCTCGTTAGACTAAAAATCATGCTCGGATTCTATGTCCAGCTTCGAGATTGTTGAGTTCGCATTTGAAGAAGACGATTTCAGCCTCAGTCTGGAAGATGAATTTCAAATAACACGATTATCTACTGAGTTAGATAAAGCGACGGATCCAGCCAGTCTTCGTGAAGGTGCCAAAAAATTACTTCAACTAGCCGTTCAACGACAAGCTATTATTCGTAACCTTGTAAGGCGATTGGCCAACCTGGAAGCTGACGCTATCCGTAAATATTATCCTGACTAAAAAAGCCACCCCCGAAGGAGTGGCTCAGTCCGTCCAGGTCTAGTCTACAGGATCAGTCGAGGACAACCTCGCCGGTCTCTTCATCGCGAGCACCGAACAGGGCTTTGGAACCGCGACCACCTTCCACGGGAGGCAGGGTGAAGTCCAGACCAGGCTTGATCGCGTGGTAGCCGATCTCCTTCTCACACTGCTTGAAGAAGGTAGCGGCATAGACGGTGGGAGGGCAGGTCTCCCAGACGTTTTCGATAAAATCGATGTCCTCAGCGTCTTTCGGGAAGAAGTCTTCCACGGTTTCAGCGGTTGGCACCACCCACTTCTCGGGGTAAGCGATCCAGCTCTTGGCTTTCTCACCACCGTACAGCTGAGCGCCAAAGGTCGGGGTGAAGATAGCAGCAGCGGCCTGCTTGGGGTCGAAACCTGCAGCGGACTTGAGGCCCATGCGATCTGCGAAGGCTGATTCCAGCTGTTCGATGAAGGTGGCGTAGGCGTCGCAGAAGAGGTTCGAGGCACCGCCATGGACCGACAGGATCACCGGCTTCTTGTGGACAGCCAGGCCATCTTTGTTCACCAGGAACATCAACATCAGGCGACGACGCTTGTAAGGCGAGGGCTTACCGGGGTTAGCAGCCTCGAAGTCGTCGTACAGATACGAATCCCTGGGGTAGATCCCGTCGATGCCACCCTTGTCGGAGTTCTCGATGAAGGTGACGTCCTTACGGAAACCGCAGTGGAGGATGACCATCCGAGGAGTCTTGAAGAAGATACCCTCGTTTTTGTCACCATTGTTGTAGGTG